TCAGTCCGTTAATTCTGAGAAGTCACACTCCAGAAAGGCCCTGATCTCATCGCCGTACACGTCAGGCATGGTCTTGGCGTAACGGGTCACGACCGTGATGCTCTCCCATCCCCCTTCCTCTTTCAACCTCAACAGATCACGGTGCAGGCAATAATGCCATGTTGCCCATGTGTGGCGCAGGTCATGCGGTGTATGGTCAGGGACGAACTGCCTCCGTTCGATGGTCTGGCCTACAGGCACCCACACACGTTCATGCCCTGGCATACCTGCCCGGCGACAGGCCCCTGCCCATCCCTTCTTGAACTGGCCGCCACTGGTCCTTCCGTTGTCGCTGTATCCATCCGTAACCCTGCCATGATGGACAGGGCGGAACACACGCCCCTGCCTGTGAGACAGTGAATGCAGGGCGGTCATAACGACTGAGGGCAGTTTAACCCGCCTCTCTGTCCCCTGCTTCTGCCATAGGGTGGCACGTCGGCCTTTCAGGTCAACCTTGTTCCAGTCCAGTTCCAGAGCCTCAGACGCTCTGGCTCCTGTTCCAATGAGAAAGACCAGCAGGGGCTGAAGATGATCGTCTGCATTCCTGATGATGCCTCTGACCTCTTCAGGCAACAGGAAGACAGTCCGGGGTTTCTGCACCTTGGGCCGGTCAAAGGCCGGGCGGTCACACCAACGCCGGATGGCAGCAAACTCCAACACGGCCCGTAGCGGTGTCAAAACGCCCCGGATTTTTGTTGCTGGGCTGGCTCCCGTTCCATCCCTCAGAATTTTCCCATACGCTGCATCAAGCTGGGGCTGGGCAATATCAACAAGCCTCGTTTCCTTGAAATGCTCCAGAAGACGGGAAAGGTGGAACTTGGTTGTCTCTGATCTTTCCTCTGCCTCAAGATAGGCCGCCACAGCGTGGGAGAACGTGACTACTGACCGGGCACCATACACGCTTTCATGCCACGCCTGGCTTTCCCTCTTGGCCCGGTATTCCTCCGCCCGCTTTTTCCCAATAGTGCCTGTGCTCTCTCGTATGCGCTGTCCGTTGACCGTACCAACGATATACCAGAATGGCGAACCCGGGCGTTTGATGAGTTTGAGGGACATGACAGGCTCTACTTCAGTGCTTCGTATTGCTGTTCCGTGAAAATGTACTTGCTTCCCCACCTTCCATGGGTAGGCGTTCCCTCATATGAGGGAACCGTTTTCAGGTGATGAAGCAGACGTGTCCTGCCCACTGGAAGGCGTGCCAGAACGTCCTTCATGGTAAGAAGTTCAGGTATTGCCGTCATGCCATTCTCTCCTTCGCCCATTCGCCCAGTTCGGCCATGCCGAACAGAGGCCATAGCGTGACGCAGGCGGCTGCACTGACCAGGCCGGAGCGGTAGCCGTTGCTCGTTCGTACAAGGCTGGTGCGCCATAGGTAGCCCACACCTAGGTGAGACAGTGCCAGCAGGCAGATGATGAAATCAGTCATCCGTTGCCCCCTCACGCTTCAGAGCGAAGAAAACCTCCATGCAGGCCCGTGTATCGACCAGGGCATCATGAGCGTTCTCAAGCACCTGCCCGGTAAAATGGTGGTATGCCTCTTCCAGCTTGGGGTTTTTGTACTGGGTGAAGCCCGCCGCCTGCATGCGTGGTGTCGGCGGGATTTTGAGAATGTCCCGGCTCGCTTCCATCGTGCAGGTGACATTCAGATCAGGAATGGTATAGCCATACCGGGCCGCAGCAATCTTCAGCATCTTCATGTCATAGGCTGCATTATGCGCCACGAACCGCCGGCACACTCTGGTTCTGCCCATGAACCGACTGATCGCCCACCTCTGCGGTGTACCGAAATGCAATGAGAATTCAGTACTGATACCGTGAACCGCTGATGCCTGCTCCGGAATGACAAAATCTTCGCCCTCGCATATCCGGGCATCGAAAATCTCCGAATGCTGGCTGATGATTTTCCCTTCATCAGTTGCCTCAATCATCGCCAGCTGAACGATGCGGGGCTGGTGTGGGTCATCCAGCGGGACTCCCTTTACAGGGAAGCCCGTGGTTTCTGTGTCGAAGAACAGGATGGTCATTCCGGCATCTCCTGCATGGCGTCGCTCTGATGATCCGCATTCTGGAGACGGGTTCTGACCACCTCGACATTGTCTTCAACCATGTCAGCATGAGACGGCAGATGCCTGCGTATGGTTGTCATGCGCCGTTTATATCCCTCTCCATTTATGACCTCATTCAGCTCATCCAGAGTTTTGCACTGCTGGACTTTCTCAACTATCTGTCCGGCCAGACGTTTCGCTTTCTGTTCCTTGGTTTCTTCCGGTGCCTTTTCCCTGGGGCCTGTCTCTTCCTCAACGTCAATCACGTCCTCTGAGGTATGCCCGGCCGATGCATCGAATTCTTCCGGAGAATAGACGCCCAGCATGACTTCCGGCGCATGCCGTCTGGCCCAGACACGGGAGGAATGATAGGCCAGCATCTGGTCAGGTGTTTTGCTCCACCAGACATTTTCCGTGCGGGCAGCCTCCAGGGTCACTTCAACTGTACGGGGCTTCTTTTCTCCCCTGATCGTGCCGGAACAGATGACCGCCCGTTCCTCCCCCTCCCCAGTGAACTCATAATTCAGACGCCCTTCCAGCACGCCGCTGCTCTGGATGGCGGCAGATACCAGCTTGCCTTCAAAGCACAGCTTGCCCTTGACCACGCTGGTTGCCTGCGCCACGGCAAAGGGGCTCATCCGCCAGCGCATGGCCTGCTCGATGACCATGAGGCAGTCCCCGGGACTTCCCTGAAGGCACTGTGGAACCATCCTGGCAGAAGCCATTGCCTTAGCCAGCTCGAAGGCCTCCCCCATCCCGTTGATGGTCAGGCTGCTTCCATGTCCGGTTGTCGCAATCTCGTTGCTCATTTCGTCTTCCCCTTGATCGTGACTGTCGGCTCTCCCTCGACAAGCCGTGCGCCGGCCAGTTCTGCCCTTACCTTCAGGGCCTGTCCCAGCAGGCGAGTATCGACCTTGTCGGGCTGGGGCTTGAACAGCTCCGGAGCAGCCTCTCTCAGGGCCTTTTCATCCGTGACCACGGCACGGGTGGAACCCTTGCGGATGCTGGCCATGTATGGGCCGGCATCCACCTGAAACTCGCCATCCTCCAGCATCCGGCTGACAATGGCCTGTCTGATCTCCTGCCGGGTCGCCCTGGCGATGGCTTCGATATGCGCCATGACCTCATGAATCTGCACGGCCACAGGAAGGAGGTCATTGGCCGCCCTAGCGGACAGAAGCAGCGGAACGTACTGATCGAACTCCCGTTTCAGAAGCGCATGCCTCTGATTGATGATCCCGAGCACGTCAGCCATCACAGTGCCCCCATCTCTATCAGGCGGCGCATCGCCACACAGGCGTTATGCTCAAGGGCGGCAACCGTGGCACAGAAGCTGCACTTTTCAAGCTCATCCGCCTCAGCCAGGCTGCTCCTGACCTCCGCCTTGAGACCGGCAATCTCCTCGGCCCTCATCTTCTGATACTCTGCTCTTTCCATGATCCCCGGAGGGAAAATGGACGCACTTCTCCTGCCTGCGTTTTCCAGCATCTCAAAAAATCCTCAGCGTATTTGGTGATTATCTGCGGGTGTTACGCCGCTTCACTCTTGCGAGTGCAGTCGTGATGATTACGGACAGCGTCTTCACGCAGGTCATGTGCCGTCATGCCCGCCTCGTCTTCGTAGAGAATGGTACTCAGCTGCCCCCGCAACTTGTCGAGAGCGTCGAAAGCGATCCATGTCTCATCCTCCGCCCGCTCGTTGAGAGTGTCATTCTTTTCCAGAATGTCAGCCGTGCGGCTTATCAGGGCCAGAAGGGTGAGTGACGACGGATGACGGTCTCCCTCGACACGTTCCAGAAGTCCGTTGTCTGTCGGGCGTTTCTGGCGTGCGATCTGGTCGGAGATCGTGCTCATTCGAATTCTCCCACAGCCACATCGCCATGCCCGTGAACCTTGGAACAGCTGTAAACCTTGGCAGAGCCGTACACCTCGGCATAACCGAACACCTCGGCAGAGTGGTACACCTCGGCGTCACCGAACACCTTGGCACAGTCGTACACCTTGGCAGAGCCGTACACCTTGGCAGAGTGGTGCACCTCGGCAGAGCCGTACACCTCGGCAGAGTGGTACACCTCGGCGTCACCGAACACCTCGGCAGAGCCGTACACCTCGGCAAAGCCGTACACCTTGGCACAACCGTACACCTCGGCAGAGCCGTACACCTTGGCACAACCGTACACCTCGGCAGAGCCGTGCACCTTGGCACAGTCGTACACCTCGGCAGAGCCGTACACACGGGCATTCTGTCCTACCCACGCATTCCCATCGTGGGTTAAATTTTTTTCGGTCTCGATGAATCCGCCCAACTCGCCGCCATAGACCCCGGCAAACGGGATCGGGGCCAGTGCACGGATACGGTACAGGGTGCGCCCATCACACTCGATCGTCTCATCCGTCAGTTCGTATTTTTTGATCATCACCCGACCCTCCGTGCCGTAATCATGCTCGGCCCCGGCCCGATCTCGACGTGTCGGACACGCTCAGCCTGGGCGGGCGGGTAGTCCTGCTCGCTGCGAACAGAAAGCCCGGCCAGAGCCTCAGACAGTTGCGCCGTGTTGAAAGGCCCGATCACCGGGAAAGACGCCTCCGTGATCGGCTCGTTGCGCTCATATGGGTAGGTCAGGCCGTCGATCAGATTGCCGATGGCCAGCATAGCGTTCGTCAGCTCGTTCCGCTCGGCCAGTGTCAGGCCCGTTCCGTTAGAGACAATCTCCAGCTCGTCATGGGCCGCCTTCAGGCGGGACAGGGCTGCGTTCCTGTTATTTTCCACCTCATCACCTCCGTGTTTGTGTGGTGTGAGGCGAATGTAATTTATTCTTACATTAAAGGCAAGAGGTATGTAATTAAAAGTTTCATATATTGTAAGATACTGAAAGCAGAGCTATAATCCACCAGAAATCATACAAAAAACCGCCCCGGAGGGCGGCTAAGGCGAATCAAACAGGAAGCAGCCAATACATTGACCAATCAGTATCGAAAGCCCAAAAGACTCCCAGCATCATTCCTATCGCTCAATGTCATTCGTACCAGCGATTCATAATCGAACTCTTGCGACAAATCATTAACCGGAACAGAATCAATATTCATCGTGCAGATATACTGAAAATCATATCGCCTAGACACCTTCTCAACCAGCTCCAAAGCACGAGCCCGTTGTCGGGGATCCACGCCATCAAATATCGTGCTATCGTGGATAAGAAAATCAATTCCACGCCCCACTATTCTAGAAAAACAGATAAGCGTAAGATCGTAACAAAATACCTGCATCTTACTAATACCTTCGCTCGAACCCCCTTCTATTTTTACCTGAAATCTATACCCTGTCTTTTTCTCCTGATCGACATCAATAATCAAACTGCCAGGTTTTTCGTAAAGAGCTTTTGAAAAATCTGCAAACATATCCAACGCCTGAGACCACAAGCTTTCTCTCTCCTCATAATCCTGCCGAATAGCCTTGATAGCTTTATCTAACTCTAATTTTACATCATTTACCCGTTCATCAAATATTTTTTTACAATTCATTGTCTGAAGAATATTATCTCGCCTCTGCACTAACGAAGAGTATTCGTTCTGCAATACTATAAATTCATCAAGAGCCCGCTTTTCTTTTAAAGTTGATAAATACCTTGCACGCTCATTCACCAACTCTTCCAATTTTCTATCTTTCTTCTCAACCCCTCTCCTCAATCTATCCATTTCACCTTTGAGAAAATACTTCCTGTCCCTAATCATGTTAATATGAAATTCTTTAGCCTGTTCAAGAGTACTTACTACATTATGCGGAAGAATAACTTTAGCCTCTTCAAAAAGTCGTATAAGCTTTCCATTATCTACTTCATCGGGCTCTGTCGTTGAAGCTTCGTAATTCATCAATTTCATTTTGTCTGAATATATCTCGTCACGTAATCTACTTACCTCTACCGTTAAAGTATTTGCTTTTTTTTCTATCTCTCTGTATTCAGGCATGATCTCAAATTTACTTAGGTCATCCTCCATGTCATCACATTGACGAACAAGCTTACGATATTCTGCATGGAGTGCTCCAGGTGTCATCTGGTCTACATTTATAGGGATGGACCTGATGTGTTTCTTTAAAACATCAAGATCTTTTTTTTCATCTTTGATTTCATAAAGACGACGTATTTTCGTCCAATCCAAACCAAGCAGAAAGGCATTATTGACCTGGGACAGGCAAGCGTTCTGACGTGGCACAGGTTTAAAAGGATCATTGTAAGCATCAGGACCTGTGCGGACAAAAAATCCAAGAAGTGCTCGTGCGGAAGGATGATTCTTCCCTTCCATATCTTCGTTGGATAAGCCAAAAAATGCACTCCCCAGAAAATCGCACCAATCCTTTACAGGGATACCAGAAGCATTTTCTTGGGCTACAGGCAATGGACAAGAAAGTTTTTCTGTCTCACCGGATACAGAAACAAACTTACCATCATCCATAGATCGATTGACCAGCAATCTTCCCCCGGCCAGAGTAATATCAAGCGTAAATGACCATCCTTCTAGTGCAGCACTGTTGAGGTTTTTTTTTCTCTTCCAGTCACTTCCCAAACAAAAATCTATTATATCCAACAAAAGAGTTTTACCAATACCATTCGTTGTATCTTTCTTTCTTGATACTTTTGTTCGTTCTGCCAGAATCAGGTTGACACCTTCTTTCACCTCAAATTCATGGAAACCTGCTTTATTTGCATAAACACCATGTATCATGATTTTTTCTTTTCAATCAGACCATTGTTCATTTCGACCGCTCCCATGATGTAAAGCAAATCCGTGGCCAGTATAAAACGTTCAAACAACAAACCCTCATAACGCTGTCCTGTCTCTTCCCACAACTGGGAAACAGTCATAGGCTTTGTCAGGCATTCCAATACAGCAGCACTAACGCTTATTAATGCCCGAGGCACAGGGACATATTTTGTTGGAAGGATCATTCCCGATTTTGTTGAAAGGATCATCTTCGCTCAAAAATATCACAGGCCTCAAACAGATACGCCAGAACAGCCTGAGCAGCATATTGTTTGCCACACTCATCAAGAAAAGGTCTCTTTACATAACCACACATCCCTTCGAACAAATCATGCCCCCTCTTTCCCCTAAGAAAAAGAGCATAATAATGTTCTCGAAATCCTGCTTTCAGCATTGCTGGAAAATCTGAATCCATCTGCGCCCGCTCTTCGATAAACCTTTTTACAAGGTATGCTCTCTGCAACGCATTTTCAATCATATCGTGATCACATTCAGTAAGATGATTCAATTCTATCTTTTCAGACAATCTAATTTTATCAAACTCATTCTGAGTATCGTCAGTCATTGCTGTCTTGCGGGAGTTAATAATGTACTCCGTAACAGCCTCAAGCTCAGGAAAGCCAACACAAGAATAGCAGGCATTGTCGACACGACGCTCATGATCCTCCTTCATTTTGCGCAGATTCTCTGCTGAATATTTATCAGGATTAATTTTATCAATTTCCTCATGATGTTTTGAACAAAGATAAATAAGATTTTTAATAGAATTCCTATCTTCTTCCGTCATAGTACGGTCATAACGAGGACCACCTTCTGATAAGGCGCAAATATGAGCTGCCTGCCCTCTACTTCTAAAATTGTCATGAGAAACAAACTTTTCACTACATCCCGGAAAGGCACACTCATTTCCAGACCGAAAAGCCAATGCCCTAAGCGTAGCAGGAGTTGCTTCCTGACGTCTCCTCGTGGGCTTTTTATCTTGGTTCCCCCGTTTATTAGCCAACTCTCTCATCTCCTCAAAACCTGACTTGCTAACAACTTCTCTCACTTCCACACCCACTTCCCCACAACCCGGCCCTGTATCATCACGTCTGCCACGGGCTGGTCATACGGGGAATAATCAGGGTTCTTGCTGATGATGCGGAGAACATCCTGCTCAGGGGATGAACCTGGGATGATCTGGACCATCTTCACCACCAGACCGTAGCGATTGTGGATGATGTAGGCCCCATCATGCGAAACGGTCCGGTCCCCCACATCCACAAGGACTTTCTCCCCCGGAAGATAATCCGGGATCATGGACTCACCTGCTACCGTGACGATGGCCAGATTGTTGAGCGAGGTGGCCCGGACGCCTGCCAGCGCACTTCTGGGCAGTGTCCATATCTTGGAGGTATCCTGCAAATCAGGCACCTCCAGCCCTGCGCCAGCCGCAGCCTGCACATCATACTCAGGTATCCGCACCAGTCCGTAAGTGCCGTCTAGCTGGCTCTGTTTCGGGGTGGCCATATGGGAAGCTGAGGGGGCGGGGGCCGCATCAGAAAGATATTTCCTTACACTGTCGATTACGGAGGATTTGGGGCGGTTTTTCCCACTCCTCCACTGGCTGACAGCCTGCGAAGATATGCCGAACTGTGCGGCAAGCTGCTGATTTGTCAGCTTTGCTTCGCTCATGGCCCGGACCAGAAAAGAGGAAAACGGTTCATCCGTGTAAGACATTCTTTCATCCTATCTCAAAAAAATAACCGCTTCACCGTAATTATAAATTGCGCTTTCTGTAATTATTTCTTACATTACATTTCATGAGCACCAAACAGATAAAGGAGATCGTGAGGAAAGGAGGCGGCCCTGCACTCGTGGCACGCCATCTTGGCATCACCCCACAGGCCGTTTGTCAGTGGAAACGTGTGCCACTCTCCCGGATTCATGATGTCTCCCGCCTAACCAAAACTCCAGTTTCCGCACTGTTGAAACTGGCAACCCGTAAACCCCCCACCCAGAGGAGCGCACCATGAGCGAGAACGAGAAAGCGCACGATGAGGTGCGTATCAAACCATCCATCGAAAGCCTGCGGCTGGCGATTGAGGCAGGGAAAGGACAGACGTGGGCAGCGGAAAGAATCATCGCCTCCGCTGCCCTGTTTGATGCCTATTTATTCGGAAGCCTCAGCATCTTTATCAGCCTTGATGATTGTACGTCTGATTTCAACCGGGCCAATGGCCTCATCAACGGCCTTGGCGGCCGTCTTGAAATCATCAAGAACATCCTCCCGATCAACAGTGCCGCCAAATCGCTGCCGGTCAGTTTCAAGCAAAGCCTCGAACAGCCTGCAAATGAGACCTTCTCTGGTCATTCCACTCATGGTTCCACTCCTACAGTTGATGGGCAGCACCCTGCGGACTCGTACTCCGCCGGACGCATGGGGAGCCTAGCACGCCCCCTCTCCGGCCTGTCTATTGATGAACTTCAGCAAATCACATCCCGGACCATCAAGCCGTGGTTCAAAGAACGTGCTGAAGCAGAACTTGCGCTCCGGCAGGGTGAAGTAGGCGCATCATGAGAGACGTTTACCTTTCCGATCCATTTGAACGAGTTGCTGCCTATGCAATCCGTCAAGGGGTGCTCCTCACTCGTAATGGAGGTCAACTTCATACCCGGCCCCTTGGAGCCAGCGAGAATAAGTTGCTGTCTCGTAAGCTAGACGAGCAAAAGAGGCAGTTCCTTGCTCAGGTAGGTTCTGTAATTGAAGCATATGCTGTGGAAGAAGCTCCACTTTTACAATCGCTTCCAAAGGAACTCCATGATGCTGTGAAGAGATGCATATCTTTATCTCTGTCACATCTTGAGTGCCATCTGCGTGATCTTTCGTTCTGCGACGTGCGGACAGAAATTTTACATATGTGGCTCGTTGAGCTGTCATCTTCATTTCCTTCCACTACTGAACAGCACCCTGCGGACTCACACTCCACTGGGCGCACAGGGAGCGTAGCAGTCTCCACTGAGCAGCAGGCAGAGCTGGAAGAGCAGGACAGCCATGACTGGATGGAGACGTCCGTCATCCCATTCATCAAACGGCTCTCTGATGCTGACCTTGCGGCCATCAATGCCGGTGTGATCCCGACACCGCTCATGAAGCTGATGGGCCGGGTTGCCTACAACGAAATCGAACGCCGGAGGGAAGCGTGATGAAACGTGAAAACGGAACCCTGCGGGCCGCACGGCTGGCCTGCATGGACATGGATGAAGGCCTGCCCCGCAATCAGGTCTTTGACCGTTTCCTGCAATATCATGCCTGGATCGTGCGGGGCACGGGCTTCATTTCTGCTGAAGACGCCCGACGAGCCAGCCGTGCCATTCGGCTTCGGTCATGGTTGGCAGGTCATCAAAGAAGGCTTGTACGCTCAGGCGTATGGCATCTGGGCCGCATCCTGTTCTCGTGGTTCGCTGCATCACCTCGTCCGGAATGGCCGTGCAGTCGTACTGCGTGTCCACGAGGCGCACATCCAGCGTCACCAGAAACATCGGGCCGACACGCTCGCTCTTCATGTCTGCGATGTGGAACTCCATCAGCCTCACTCCCTGCCGAAACAGCCACCCTGCCAAAAGGACATGCACGATGACCGCCACCACTCTTACCATCATCTCCACGGCCATCAAGCAGGATGCCGAGGGCCGCTTCTGCCTGAATGACTGCCACCGGGCTTCTGGGGGAGATCCCAGCAAAAAACCATCAGAGTGGGCAAGAAATGTCCAAACCAATGAATTGGTGGCAGAAATCAGCCAAAGTGGGAATTCCCGCTTTGCTCCGTTGGAGACAAACCGTGGCGGAAACTCTCCAGGCACCTATGCCTGCCGTGAGCTTGTCTATGCCTACGCCATGTGGATCAGCCCGTCCTTTCATCTGAAGGTCATCCGGGCCTTTGATGCACTGGTGCGGGGCAATGTTCTGGCTCCGGCAGGTCGTGCCGTCCCCAGGCCACGCAGGCCCTCTCTGGCAGCCACATTCCAGACCGGCATGAAGCTGGCCAAGACGGCCGGGCTTGAGGGAGGCCATGCACAGAAGGCTGCCGCCCGCTACTGCGAAAAACTGGGGCTGGAGAACCCGCTGGAACTGATGGGCATGGCACCGGACCGGGACAGCATGGGCGTATCCTTTGCAGATGTCATCCTCTGGTTCTTCCAGGGGATGGGCAATGATGACATCCAGTATTTCGCCCAGAACGAGGTGCCAACCGCCTATCGTTCCCTCGCCCGTGATGAGTGCAAGCGGCGTGGTTTCCCCGTTGGAAGGGGGCGCAGATGACCAGACGGATCAGCTGGACCAACGCACTGCGCAGCCAGCTCATCCGCCTGAAGCAGGCTGGTCTCACGCATCATGAGGCCGCCGCCCGGATGGGACTGACCTTCTGCCAGATATGCTGGGGATGGAAGCTGTGCCGTGAGAATGCGCCAGCCCGCAAGGCCGTCAAGGTGGATGCCGCATTCATCCGTAAAGTATCCACCCTCCGCAACCGTGGCCTGTACCGGCATGAGATCGCTGGAAAGCTGGGTGTCCCGCTCTCACGCATAGACGCCGCCATATCATTGGGGCGTGAGCGGGGAATGGACATGGAAGTCAATGCCCGCATTTACAGCGAGAGACAGCAGAAGCACGGAATGCGCTCAAGAACACTTGTGTAATACGGCCTCTCATTACTGAGCTTTAAATAAAATGATCACATTACGAGACTATCAGGAACGCCTGATCGAACAGGCGCAGGGGGCGTTTGCGTCCAACATCCGGCGGGTTCTCATCCAGCTGCCTACTGGCGGTGGCAAGGGGCGCATCCTGCCACGGCTGGCCAGACTGCGGGCCGAGACCGGGCGGCGTGTCCTCATCGTGGCCCATCGGGCGGAGCTGATCGACCAGATCAGTGCGGCCCTGGATGATGAGGGCCTTATGTATGGCCGTATCCAGCCCGGACATCCCCGCATGGACTTCCCGGTTCAGGTCGGCATGGTGCAGACCGTCTCACGGCGGCTGAAAACGCTGCGGGACTTTGATGACATCATGGTCGATGAGGCCCACCACATGCCGGCCGGCCAGTACACGTCCATGCTCAGGGCGTGGCCTGACGCTGCCCTCACCGGCCTGACCGCAACGCCCATCCGCACCGATGGGGCCGGGCTTGGTGACTATTTCGACCAGATGTTCTGCGGCCCGACCACGGATGAGCTGATACGGCGTGGCTATCTGGCCGGGTTCGACTACTACATGCCCTCCCGCCAGCTGGACCTTTCTGGCGTGGGCAAAAGCATGGGGGACTATCAGCGGGATGCCGCCATGCGGGCCATGACAAAGGCCCGCATCGTGGGGGATGCCGTGGCGCATTACCGGCAATATCTCAACGGACGCCCCGCCATCGTGTTCTGCATGGGCGTGAAGCACACCCACGAGGTTGCGGCGATGTTCTGCGAGGCGGGCATCAAGGCGGCTGGCGTGGATGGCAGGATGGAGATGTCCCTGCGCCGGGAGAGGCTGGCTGGGCTGGCCTCTGGTGACCTGCAGGTCGTCACGGCGGCGGACGTCATCAGTGAAGGCGTGGACATTCCTGCCGTGGCGGGGGCCATCCTGCTGCGCCCCACGGTTTCCACCAGCCTGTATCTCCAGCAGGTCGGGCGGGCACTGCGGCTGAAACCGGACGGCAGCCGGGCCATCATTCTGGACCATGTGGGGAATGCCCAGCGTCATGGCATCCCGACCGATCCCCGCCTCTGGTCGCTGGATGCAGAGCAGCAGAACGGCAAGTCCCAGAATGTCGTGACCTGCAGGCTGTGCCATCGGGTCTTTCATGAAGGCACGGCCCGGAAGATTGCCGGTGCCGAGTGCCGCCGCTCCCCCTGCGCCATCCTGAAGCCTGAACCCAAGGTGACGGAAGAGAAGTCGCCGGACGTTGTGAAGGGAACACTGGAAGCCGTGGAGGACCGCTGGGCATGGGCCAAGGGCATCGACCCGTATCTCGCCCAGGGGCCCGAGCTGACAGCCCTGCTTGCCCATGCCGGGGCAGACAAGGAACGGCTGGAGATGGTCGCCCGTGCCCGTGGCTACAAGGCAGCCTGGGTGCGGCACCGCCTCCGTGCCGCTGGAGCCGACATTCCCATGAACCGCTGGGAGAAACAGCAGGCCGCCAAGCAAACCGCACAACAGGAAGCGCAGGCATGAGGCAGAACCCCGAAACCATCATCATGAACGACATCCTTGTCGCCGTTACCGCCCTGCCCTGCGCCTTCTTTGAACGGTGCAACACGGGAGCCGCCAGAGGATCCAATGGCCGGCTCATCCGGTTCGGAACACCCGGCTCACCGGACATCCGGGGGACCTACCGGGGCCGGTCAATCGCCATTGAGGTGAAAACAGCACGGGGACGGCTGAGCAAGGAACAGGAACGCTGGCGGGATTCATTCGTGGAGGCAGGTGGCCTCTACATCGTGGGGCGGGATGTTCCGGGTGTCATGAAGGAACTGGAAGGGCTGTAATGACCATTCCACCAGACATAGAGAACGTGGCCCTGCTGGGCTGGCATGTGTATCCGATGAACAACCGCACAAAGGCAGGGTGCTTCAAAGGGGCCCACCGAGCAGCGAGCTGCGATCTGGACATCATAGAACGCTGGTGTCGTGACTATCCCGGCTGCAACTGGCGTGTGGTGATGGGGCCTTCCCGGCTCTTTGCGCTGGATGTGGACCGGGCCGGGCAGACCCATAGGGCAGACGGCTTTGCGGCACTCGGGAAGCTGGTGGAGAAGCATGGCCCCCTGCCCCGCCGCCCCATGACACGCACCGGCGGTTCTGGTGGTGCGGTGCTGTTCTTCCGGCACAATGGAGAAGAGCTGCGGGGCGCATCAGGCTGCCCGGCTCCGGGGCTGGACCCGCACCGCAACGGACAGGCCATCGTCATCCCTCCATCACGCCATCCGGTGACAGGCGGGGCTTACACATGGCGCAAGGGGTGTGCCCCCTGGGAGGTTGCGCCGCCCCCCATCCCAGACTGGCTGGCCCACATGCTGAGGCCCCCGCCAGAGCCTGAGCGGGATTACCGCAGGAACCCGTTCTACGTCACGAATGACCGGGCCTTTCAGGTGCTGATGAAGGCCGTCCACGAGGTCGAGACGGCACCGTCTGGCGGCAGCAATGATACGCTGAACAAACAGTCATATCGCATAGGCCGCTGGTGTGGTGCTGGCGTGCTGGACCCATCAGAGGCCCGTGAGAGCCTGCTGGTGGCGGCACGGGCACGTGGCATCCCCTTCCGGGAGGCCAGAGACACGATACGCTCCGGGCTTCGGGGCGGCATGAGAAACCCACACAGGGAGCGCACGGCATGAGCAATGTGACAAAAATTCCGGAGCAGCAGGGTATGAAATGGCAGGCCGACCTGACCCGCACTGATAAGGGGCTGCCTCATGCAAACGTGCACAATGCCATGGTGTTTCTGAGCAACCTCCCAGAAGTGTCTGGTGTCCTGCGGCTGAATGAGTTCACCTGTGCCACCATGACGACAAGGGAGCCTCCGCCCCTGATTTCGGATGGTCCTACTCTTTCTGGCCCCTACCCCCGTCTGGCCAGCGAAGCTGATTACACCTCCGTACAGGCTTTTCTCCAGCGGCGTGTCGGAGTGAATTTCACCTTTCCGGTCATATCACAGGCGATCAACACGATGGCGGCGTCACAGACCGTTCACCCTGTCCGTGAATGGCTTTCTGGTCTGTCATGGGATCTCGAACCACGGCTGCGAGGGTGGCTCTCAACAGTCTTTGGCTGTCCTGACGACAAATACCATGCGGATGTCGGCATGAAGTTTCTCGTAGCCGCTGTCTCACGGATATACCGGCCCGGCTGCAAGTTCGACCATGTCCCGGTTTTCAAAGGTCCGCAGGGCATCGGGAAGTCAACCGCCCTGCGGGTCCTGTTCTCGGATGAGTGGTTCAAGGAGGACCTGCACAAGGACCTCGGCAGCAAGGACGCCGCCAGCGGGCTGGTAGGTGCCTGGGGTGTCGAGCTGGGCGAGCTGCAGAGCATGATGAAATCCTCCATTGAGGACACGAAGGCCTTCCTCTCCCGGCAGGTGGACAAGTACCGCCCGGCCTACGGACGGCTGGAGGTGGTGCGTGAGCGGCAATGTGTCTTCGCCGGAACGACCAACTCGGACGGCTATCTGACGGACAGCACGGGCAACCGGAGGTTCTGGCCGGTGGACTGTGAGAAGGCCGACGTGCAGTGGCTACGGGACAACCGTGAACAGCTCTGGGCGGAAGCGGTACATTATTTCAGGCAGGGCAAGACGGAGCTGTATCTGGACGATGATGCCGTCCGCCAGATGGCCGAGCGCAAGCAGGCTGACAATATGGTCGTCGATGCTTGGGAAGAGCCGATCAGGGACTGGCTGGAGCGGCGGGGTTCGCTTGTTGACGAAGGTGTGACCATCCATGAGGTTCTCGCTCATGGTATCGGTGTGACCAACGAACGCATGACGTTTGCCCAGCAGCGTCGGGCGGGAGACGTACTACGTGCTTTGGGACTTGAGAAAAAGGATAAAAGACTGAGGGGGAAGAAGGAAAAAAGGTGGTTCAAGAAGGAATGAATGGGCGCACAGCCGCCCATTTTTTTTACCCGTTGTGTCTCCCATGTCCGCCCATTGTGTCTCCCATGTCTCCCATAAATTTTCCGCAGTTTTCTGCCTGTGTCTCCCATGTCTCCCATTAATTCATAAGAAATGGCATGAAATTTCTTATCATGGGATACCTATGCTCTCTTATGGGTAAAGTTCTCAAAATATGGGAGACATGAGAGACATGGCAGTTTCCCGCCGTTTTTACGGGAGACAGGACGGGCGACATATGGGAGACAGACGGGCGACATGAAACTCCCCCATGTTCACGGAGAAACAGTCACTCATACACTGACATAATAAATGAGATTAACTGCCGAAGCAGCCACGCAAAATAGTATATAAAAAGCATCGATAATTGCAGAAAATGTTGTATTTTTCGGTTGTATATTCATACACTTCGACAATGTTATAGAAATCAAAGATATCTCAATAATAAATATTATTATGTCATAACCAATATGATTCGGACCCTTCGAGTGGTTTAACATGAAAAATATATCAAATATTACCTTAATAAGAAAAATTATATTTATGATTGCCCATACACGAACAATGGTAACGTAATTGAACCTCATGACAAATCTCCGAAATAAGATTCCCTGCGTATCTCTAATTATAAGGCTTCTGTCCCTTCTCCTACCCCATTATTTTGAGGCGTGGCTTTATGGAGGAAACAATGCCACGCCTGACATTCGGACAGATGCAGCTTGACAGTGAGACGCAGATACTGAGCACTCCAAGGGGTTCAGTCCGTCTGGCGAGGAACGACTTTCTTGTCATGCAGGCAATCATGCGTCGGAACGGGCGTCTGGCCTCGGTCTCTGAGATTGCTGAAGAAGTCTGGCAATATCCCCGCAATGAGCCTGAGTTTTCCAACGTCGCCGTGCGCCGCAGCATCAAGAAGCTGCGGGGCTTCATGGAGCTGACCGTAGGATCCCAATGTGCAATCCGATGCGAGCGGGACTGTGGCTATCATCTGGTGAACAGGCAAGTGGTCATGGAGGATGTGGCGTGAGCCGTACTGATGACAGGATGAACAGGTCAACGCGCGTATTTCTGGATACTCTGGCAAAATGTGGCAACATCTCCATGGCGGCCAAGGCGGCTGACCTGTCACGCCCTGGCCTGTACGCTCGCCGTGAGCGTGATGAACAGTTCGCCCGTGAGTGGGATGAGGCAATGGACAAGGCCATCGACACGCTGGAGGCAGAGGCATGGCGGCGTGCACGGGATGGCGTGCCGGAGTTCGTCACGACCGGGAAAGGGCTGGTGCTGGACAAGGAAGGTCGGCCCGTTACACAGAACCGCTATTCTGATACGCTGCTCATCACCCTGCTCAAGGCTCATCGTCCTGAGCGTTTCCGTGACCGCTCCAGCGTTGATATGAACGTCACGGGAAATCTGGCAGAGCTGATTGACGCTGGGCGTAAAAGGGTTCAGGGGCGTTCTAATGATGAAGAACAATAAAAATCAGATAGTAAAGGCATAATCTATGAAATATAAAACAGAAAAATTTGTATGCACCTGCTTCATCATTTTACTGATAATTTTATGCGTGACGCATATCAAAAAAGCAGCCTTTTTTATAGGTGGCATGGTTCTGTTTATTGCGGCATTTGCTGGACCTATTTGGGCTTTAAAATTATTGACCGACTGGCTATCCACACGTGAAAAGTGACATACAGGCCCAGCTTGCCGAGGCCGTGGCATCATACGCCCTGGACCCGGAAGGTTTCGTGCTGTTCGCCTTCCCGTGGGGGCAGGCTGGGACTGATCTGGCTGATGCTGACGGTCCACGGGCATGGCAGCGGGACATTCTGCGCTCCATCGGGGAGAAAATGCGGGCCGGATACGAGCCGGGGGCCGTGCTGATGCCTGCCCTACAGGCCGTGGCGTCCGGCCACGGGATCGGAAAATCAGCCTTAGTCTCCATGCTCACCGCATGGGCACTCTGCACATGCCCTGATACCAAGGCGGTCATCACGGCCAATACCGAACCACAGCTGCGGACAAAAACATTCCCCGAGATCTCAAAATGGTTTCGGCTTCTCATCTGCTCGCACTGGTTCAGGGTACATGGCATGAGCATCCACAGCACCATGCCGGGCCACTCCAAGACGTGGCGGGCGGATGCCGTGACGTGGTCCGAGACGAACCTTGAGGCATTCGCCGGGCTGCACAATGTGGGGCGGCGCATCCTCCTGATCTTTGATGAGGCCAGCGGCATCATAGACCGTGTCTGGGAGGTCGCAGAGGGTGCCCTGACCGATGAGGGTACCGAGATCATCTGGTGTGCGTTCGGGAACCCCACGCAGCCGAGCGGCCGCTTCTTCGAGTGCTTCAACCGTCAGCGGGATCGCTGGTCCGGCAGGCAGGTGGACAGCCGGACTGTGGACGGCACCAACAAGGCCCTGTTCGAGCAATGGGCGGAGACCTACGGGGAGGACAGCGACTTCATGCGGGTCCGTGTGAAAGGGCAGTTTCCACGGGCAGGCTCCATGCAGTTCATCGGCACGGACACGGTGGCAGAGGCAGCCCGGCGTGAGGTGTCCGCCATCATCACCGATGCGCTGGTCATGGGCGTGGACGTAGCCCGATACGGGGACGACCAGAGCGTGATATTCTTCCGCAAGGGGCGTGATGCCCGCATTATACCCCCCATCTGCCTGCGGAAGGTGGACACGATGCAGCTGGCCGCCCGTGTGGCTGATGAGGCCCAGCGGTACGGGGCTGATGCGGTGTTCATTGATGGCGGTGGTGTCGGGGCTGGCGTGGTGGACAGGTGCCGCCAGCTGCATGTCAGAGGCCTGATGGAAGTACAGTTCGGGGCCAAGGCGGACCGGGCCAACTACGACACCAATGCTGAACGTTACGCCAACAAGCGGGCCGAGATGTGGGGCACCATGAGGACATGGCTCCAGACAGGCGGAATACCGGACGACCAGACGCTTCTGACTGACCTCTCAGGCCCGTGGTACTTCTTCAATCCCCGCAACGAGATCGTTCTGGAACGCAAGGAAGACATGAAGAAGCGTGGTCTTGCCTCGCCTGACATGGCCGATGCGCTGGCCCTCACTTTTGCCTATCCTGTGCTGAAGAGCCATCAGGCTGGAGGACCTTGGGGAGGACGTCCGCAGCAGATGCAGGATTATGATCCTTGGGCAGCGTGAAAAGCGTGAAAGACACACCAGAATTACAAACGCCCTGCATGATGGCCCATTATGTGCTCATCTGCTCCACACCTCTCCACTCCGCTCCCTACTCCGTCCCCTGCTGCTCAGGTCACTCAGGCGGGCAAGCAGCAGTCCCAGCAGGCCACCAATGCCGCCCGGCTGGCTGGCGGCTTCGGCTCTACCCTGCTGACAGGCTCGCAGGGACTGTCCCAGACGAACAACAGCGCACCGAAGACGCTGCTCGGCGGCTGACATGGCCCAGCGTCCCGCCACAAAACAGCCTGCATTGATGCGTGATGAAGCAGGCATGCAGTCCCTCCGTGACGAGGCCGACCGCAGGCTCGTCATGCTGCGTTCTGACAGGCTGGTCTGGCGGGACACATGGCGGGAGATCAGCCATTACATCCTGCCGACACGAGGCCGCTATTTTCATGTGCCGAACCAGTCCAGCCGAGGGCGTGTCAAAGGCCCGCAGATCGTGGACAAGACGGGCAGCATTGCCCTGGGCAATCTGGCGGCCTTCCTCATGGCAGGCATCACGTCCCCGGCCCGTGACTGGTTCCGGCTGGAGACGAACAATGACCAGCTGAATGATGATGACAGGATCAAGCGTTGGCTGTCCGACACCAAGTCACGCCTCCAGCGGGTGCTGGCTACAGGCAATTTCTATGCCGCCATGAGCCAGACCTACGAGGAGCTGGCCGGTTTCGGCACGGCGGCCTGCATCATCCTTCAGGACTATGAAGACATCGTTCGCTTCTACCCGCTAACGGCGGGTGAGTATTACCTTGCCCAGAATGACCGTGGCGAGGTCGATACCCTGTTCCGTGAATACGTCCAGAACGTGGCCCAGATCGTCCAGCGTTTCGGGCTGGAGAACGTGTCACCGACCGTCCAGTCCCTCTGGGAAAGCCGCCAGCTCACGGTGGAGCTGCCGATCGTCCATGCCATCATGCCCAACAGCTCCCGCATTGCCGGGGCGTTCGGCTGGCAGGGGGCACCCTATATCGGCATCTATTACGAGTACGGCAATGACACGCACCCTGCCCTGCTGATCGAGGCCTATCCCCGCAAGCCATTCATTGCGCCCCGCTGGTCCACGGCCAGCAATGACGTGTACGGGCATGGCCCCGGTGAAGACGCCCTGCCGGACATCAAGTCGCTACAGGTGGCGCAGGTCAGGCTGGCCGAGGCCATCGACAAATATGCCCGCCCTCCGACCATGGCGGATGCATCTCTCCAAGAGAGCATGGTCAATCTGCTGCCCGGCGGCCTGAACTTCATTCCGGGCCTCAATGCCTCCGGTTCCGGGGCTGGCATCCGGCCAGTCTATCAGGTCAGCCCGAACGTCACGCCGCTGCAACAGCGCATTGCCGAGTTTCAGGACCAGATACGAAAGACGCTGCGGAATGACCTGATCCTGATGGTCTCGCAGGGCATGGAGACGACCCAGCCCGTGACGGCAGCTGAGATCAATGTCCGGCAGCAGGAGAAGATGCTCACTCTCGGCCCGGTGCTGGAGAGGTTCCACAACGAGGCCCTTGACCCGATCATCACCACGACGCTGGAGATCATGGAACGCCACGGCCTCATCCTGCCCCGCCCTGATGAGCTGAACGGCCATAACATCAAGATCGCCTACAGCTCCATCATGGCACAGGCCCAGCGGGCCACGGAGACGACCGGCATCGAGCAGATCGTCCGCTTCGCTGGCTCTCTGGCCGGTGCTGACCCGTCCATCATGGACAACTTGGATCTCGATGCCGCCATCGACCGGTATGGCGACCTGCTGGGTGTGGACCCGTCCATCCTGAGAGACCCGGATTTCGTGGCCCAGCAGAGGCAGCAGCGGGCCTATCAGCAGCAACAGCAGCAGATGGCAGAACAGGCGCAACAGATGGCAGCCGGGGCCAAGACGCTCTCCGACACGGATGTCGGAGGTGGCACGAACGCCCTCCAGGCCATCATGGGCAGTTTCGCAGCCGGAGCACAGGGGTAACAGGGAATGACGATCGACCCGCATGATGAGGAACAGATCAGGGACCATGGACACCGCCGCAAGGCACGGGCCACGCAGGAACAGGCTGACATTCAGGCCGTTCTGGAACTGCCGGAGGGGCAGCGTCTTCTCCGGCGCATCATCGAGGCCACAGGCAGGGACCGTGCCTCATTCGTGCCCGGCGATACTGGTGCAACAGCCTACCGTGAGGGCCAGAGAAGCATCGGCATCCAGCTGACAGACTGGATGACGGACGCCCTGAAGCGGAGATGACGCCATGCTGACCTTCCGCTTTGCCGAACCATCCGATGCCGACCTGATTGCGCCCCTGCTCCGCCGGAATGATGCGCTGGAGGTCATCCGGGCCGGGCATGGCCACATCCTCCCCGCCATGCGCCGGAGCGTGGCGGAATCACGACAGGGCGGCATGGCAGGCCTGTTTCTGGATGACGGACAGCCCGTTGCGCTGTTCGGTATCGCTCCAAAGATGGATGTTGGCATCCCGTGGCTGGTCGGAACGGCGGCCATCAGCCGTCACCAGAAGACCTTCCTGCGGGAGACAGGCTTCTGGGTTGGCCAGTGGCGGCAGCAGCACGCCCTGCTCATGAACCATGTCGATGCCCGTTACACCGGGGCCAGACGCTGGCTTTCATGGCTGGGCTTCACCATCGGTTCACCACAGCCGCACGGCCTTGATGGGGCCATGTTCTGCCGTTTTGAGATGAAAGGTTTTGCCTGATGTGCGTCATCACCGGCACCATTGCCGCCATCGCAGCAGGTGTTTCCGCCGCCGCCAGTGCCTCCGGCGCACTCATCGCCGCTCAAAGTCAGTCCGCCTCCAACAGGGCGCAGGAAGAGCAGAGCCGCCAGCAGGCCCAGATTGCCTCGCAGGCATCGCAGAACTCCATCGACCAGGGCTATCTGAACGCACAGAGGGACTACCAGCAGGGCGACCAGCATCTGGCAGCCCAGCGGGCCTTCATGGCGGCAAATGGCGTGGACACGGCCAGCGGGTCCGCCCTTGACGTGCAGCAGTCCACGGCCCGCAATACCGGCCTGTCCGTGGGGACGGACCAGTATGATGCCAGCACGCAGTCCACGGCCTACAGCAATCAGGCGATCTCCTATAACAATCAGGCCCGCATTGCCGCAGCCGGAACGCCTGCCGCATGGGCCTCCGGTGCGCTTGGTGCCACAGGATCACTGGCGCAGGGCGTGTCTGCCTTCGCCCCGAAATGGAACGACATGGCAAGCAGTGCCCGCTCCTCCTTCACTGATCCATTCAGTGGTAACGGCCACACAATAGCCGGTGCCGCCTCCTCCACCCCATCCCCATGGAGGGCATAATCCATGCCGCAGGTTCCTTATACGGATGACCTTTACAAACTGCCTGACCGGGTATCAGCGGGTGGAACGGAAGTACTGAACGTCCCCAATTATGGCGGCATGATTGCCCGTGGTCTGGGACAGTTTGGGCAGGGTGCAGGTGATGTGGCAGATGCCGCCTTCCGCCTGCAACGACAAGATGACATCACTGCCGTGCAGAACGCCATGAATGACCTGCGGGAGCATGGCAAGGTCGTGCAGTACGGAGATCCGTCAGACCCGATGAATCCGGGTTTTCTTGGCCTGAAGGACAAGGCGGCACTGGATGCATGGCAGCCAACGGCTGACGGTTTCCGGCAGTATCAGCAGTCCCTCATGAACGGCCTGACACCTGCACAGCAGCGTATCTTTGCTCAGGAAAGCGAGCCTTTCATGAATGGTGCGCTGGGCAGTCTGGCCGCCCATGCCGCCGGGCAGCGGCAGAGCTATCAGGACAACGTGCAGGATGCCACGCTCTCCTCCCTTGCCAGCAGCGGGGCCGCCAACAGCGACAACCCGGCAGCGTTCGCCAGTGCCTATGCTCAGGGCAGGCAGAGCATCATCGCCCGCAATGCCACGCTGGGTTACGGAGCGGACCATCCTGTCACGTTGCAGAACATCCAGAAGTGGAATGACAGCTACTTCCACACGGCCATCATCACGGCGGCCCAGAAGGGCGACGCCATCAGTGCCCGGAACATGCTCCTCTCCAACGAGAAGAACATGTCCGCTCCCGTCTTCGCCCAGACGCTGGCCTCAATCCGTCCCGAATATGACAGGCAGGTCGGGGACAACCTCGCCAATGAGGTCTGGAACGATCATGGTGGACCGCAGGCCGTACCGCCCGATGCCGACCCGTCCGCCACCATGCAGAACATGCTGCTGGCCGAAAGCGGAGGCAGGCAGAAGGACAGGGATGGCAACACCATCACCTCTGGCAAGGGTGCCATCGGCATAGCCCAGATGCTCCCGGCCACGGCAGAAGAAACGGCCCGGCGCATCGGCATCCCGTGGGATGAGAACCGCTTCCTGCATGATGAGAATTACAACCGTGCTCTGGGGCAGGCCTACTTCCACCAGCTCTGCGACAGGTACGGCAACAACCAGACGCTGGCCTGTGCCGCCTACAATGCAGGGCCGGGAACGGTGGACAGGTGGCTGAAGCAGTATGGCGACCCGCGCACCGGGGCCATCAGTGACGAGCAGTTCGTGCAGTCCATCCCCTATGATGAGACACAGCGTTATGTCTCACGGGTTGCCTCATCTCTCTCCCGCAATGTTCCCGCCCCGTCTGCCACGCCGCCGGACCTTTCCGCCAAGCTGGCAGAGATCCATCGTGTAGCGCAGGAACGTGGCTATGGGCAGGAAATTGAAGATCACGCCATGTCCCGGGCCATGCACAACAATGCGCTGTGGGAGGCCCAGACACGGGATGCCAGGGCGTCCCTGCATGGGCAGATCAATGACCTCTCCGCCGCCTACATGGACGGCAACACGCAGGATCAGGTGCCCGAACAGCAGATCAGGTCACTCTACCAGCCTGATGAGGCGGACCGCATCGTCTCTGGCCTGAATGAGAGGCGGCAGGCTGGCCTTGCCCTCAACGCTCTGAAATGGGCCTCTCCTGCACAGGTCGGGGCCTACATGCAGGCGTCTCAAGCCGCTCTTGGTGATGCGAATGTGGACGATTATGTTACCCGTGCCCAGATACAGTCCCATCTCCAGCTTGCCATGACCAGACGGGCGAAGGCCCTGAGGGATGACCCGGCAGGCTATGCCGCCGGGCACCCCTCCGTGCAGCAGGCATGGCAGGACTACCAGCAGAACCAGACGCCGGAAGCCTTTGAGGCCTATGCCGGAAAACTGCGGGCCGTGCAGCAGATGATGGGCGTGACCAGACCCCGCTATCTGACGGACGATCAGGCACATGGCATCATCACCGGGCTTTCGGGCATCGACCCGACAAAACAGGCAATCGCCCCAATCATGGACGGCATGAGGCAGCATTACGGCAGGTCGGCATGGAATGGCATTCTGGATGAGCTGGTGCAGAAGGGCCTGCCCGCCCCCTATGCGGTCATTGCCGACATGGACACGCCCCAGCAGGGAGCCGCACGGGCCGTTCTCCAGCGCAATATCCAGACCGGGACGGATGACCTCAAACGTCTGGCCGGGCCGGATGCCGTCCAGCTCAATGCCACGGCCAGCAACGACCCTGTGGGCAACAGTCTGGCCGACCTGCGCCAGACCATGCTCCTCCAGCAGGGAGGGCCAGCCAGCTACAGGAACTTCTATGACACGGTGAAGATGCAGGCTCTGGGCTATATGGGCAAAGGCATGAACGTGAATGACGCCCTGGCTCAGGCCCGCAAGGACATGGTGGACCTGAAATATGACACATCCGGCTACCTGCGGACCCCGAAGGGCGAGATGGACACGACACAGGACGCCCTCGCCACCTTCATGTCCCGGCTGAGGCCTGATGATGTCTCGGTCAGGCCACTGCCCGGCGTCAGTGAAAAGCTCTCCAACGAGCAGGTACTGGCCAATGCCAGAGCATCCGGCAAGTGGGTCTCAGTGTCGGACAACAGCGGCTACAGCCTCGCCATCCCCAGCAGGACGGTGCCGGGAGAATGGCAGTACCTGCAGGGAAAGGACGGCAACCCGATTGTTGTCCAGCGCAGCGACATCATGGCCGGACGGTATGGGCCTGATCGGCAGACGACGATGGAAAACTGGAAGAAATATAATCTTCATCTGTGATTTAGAGGGGCTGCATGAAAATCTGGCTTTTTCGCCTATATGGAGACAGACTGAGTTCCGTTTCTTTCCAGATGTATCGCCTCCTGCACATGGCTGTTACTGGCATCGGCATAAAGAAGATATTGACATCTCTTCTCAAAAAATAGGACATTCTACAGCAGCAAGACAACCAAGGGTTCAAGTCATGAAATTAAAAACAGTAGAGACACTGATATCCATCATAGTTCTTTATATTTCTTTATTTATATTATATTATTCTGGATTTTTCAAATTTAACATAAAAGATGATAATATTTATAAAATAATTCCTTCAATAATTACAGCATTTACAGCCTTATATGTTGGTTATGAAGCTCGTAAAATAACAAGAGAACAGAAAGACATTGCAGAGGATAAACTTGCTCTCGATCTTTTTGAAAAAAGAATGAAATTTCATGTTGCATTATGTAATTACATAATATCCCTCGAGATATTTTATGATAGCATAAGTACATACAGATTGAATCTGATGTGTTTCAAGAAAAAAATATTGGATAATTTAGAAAAATTACTAGAAAGAAATAATAAACTTACTGAAGAAAAGATAACAGCTTCTTTCATTTATCCAGATGATCAAATAAAAAAAATAGATGAAATTTTCTCTCTCAAAAATGAACTTCCAATTATGATATTAAAAACGAACTATAATATCAACCAAAAAGATAAAATAAAAAATACTATCGAGGATATGAATAAAATAAAAAACGAACTAGAACGATTCATAAAAAATGAGCGCCTAAAAATACGCTAGAATTACAAAGCCCTGACACTCTCTCCTCCATCATAAATGATGGAGGTTCTGGAGATGGCTGAAACCCCGACATCTGATGCACCGGCGACTGATGCCGGGGCCGGTCAGACCACGCCAGAAGCGGCAGACAACACCAGCCTGACGGGCAATGAAGGCCCGTCTGGCGAAAAGAGCGATGCAGCCGCTTCTGGCGAGAAGCCTGCTGAAAAACCGGCAGAGAATGAAGACGCCAAGGGCGAAGACAGGCCCAAGGCCCCCGAAAAATACGAGTTCACCCCGCCCGAGGGCATGGAGATCGACAGGGAGGCCCTGTCTTCCTACGAGGCTCTGGCCCGTGAGCATGGGCTGTCTCAGGAGCAGTTCGATGCCGTCACGAAACACGGGCTGGAGTTCTTCCAGAACCGCCTGACGGGGCTTGCCGAACAGCACGCCTCCATCCAGCAGGGCTGGCGTGACACGGCCCTGAATGACAGGACGCTCTCCGATGGCGAGAACCTGAAACCCGAGGTCATGCAGAACGTGGCCCATGTCTTCAGCCAGTTCGGGGGCGAGAAAGATGCCCTCCGCAAGGCTCTGGTCGAAACCGGGGCGGGCAATCACCCTGCCGTCATCCATGCCTTCAATGCCATCGGCAAGGCCCTGGGGGCTGCACAGACACCCGACCGGGGGAAACCCGCCAGCGAGCTGAAAGACAACAGCTACGAGGCCATCGCCCGGCGGCGTTACGGATCCAACTGACAAGGACAACTGAACCATGTCGCTCAACAGCAGCACATTTCTGACACTGGCCGACTGGGCCGCCCGCCGTGATCCGAATGGCGGCATTGCCGATACCGTCAACCTGCTCTCCCAGACCAACGAGATTCTGGAAGACCTCATCTGGAAGGAAGGCAACCTGCCGACAGGCAACAAGACGACCGTCCGCACGGGCCTGCCAGCCGCCACATGGCGTATGCTCAACTACGGTGTGCCCCGTGGCAAGTCCACCACCGCACAGGTGACGGACACATGCGGGATGCTGGAAACCTATTCCACCATCGACAAGGCCTTGGCCAACCTTGAAGGCGATGTTGCCGCCTTCCGCCTGTCTGAAGACCTCGCCTTCCTTGAGGGAATGAACCAGCAGATGGCCCGCACCCTGATCTACGGCAACGAGCAGAAGGACGTGGCGGCCTTCACGGGTCTGTCGCCCCGTTTCAACACGCTGGATACCGGCAAGGCTCCCTCCGCTGCCAACGTGATGGATGCGGGAGGCCGTGGCAGCACCAACACCTCCATCTGGCTCTGCTGCTGGGGGCCTACAGCGGGCTTCGGCATCTTCCCGAAAGGCTCCGTTGCCGGTCTCCAGCAGAAGGATGTCACGACTGATGCGCCCATTCTGGACGAGAACGGCAACCCGTATCAGGCCTACCAGATGCACTACAAATGGGACTGCGGCCTGACCATCCGTGACTGGCGGTATTTCGTCCGCATCGGCAACATCGACGTGCCAAAGCTGACTGGTCCGGATGCCGCCAACCTGATCGCCCTGATGGCCGCAGCCTGCTTCAAGCCCCCGACCATGCCCAGCTCCGCCTCCAACGTGCAGTCCGCCACACGGGCTACGGGCGGTACGCCGCTCTCCTTCGGTCGCCCGGTCTTCTATGTGAACCGCACGATCGCTTCTGCCCTGTCCATTCAGGCCATGAACAAGACCAACGTGCTGCTCACGCAGGACCAGTTCGATGGCAAGCCGGTGCTGCGCTTCCGTGGCATCCCCATCCGTGTGGTGGACGCCATCATGAACACTGAAGACACCATCCAGTAAGGGGTCGCATCATGATCACCGACAGACTGCTCAATTTCTCCAACGCCCAGGACCTGACACAGGCTCCCGCCGGGCAGGACACACCCTCCACCAACGTGGTCGACTTCTCCCAGCCCCGTGACTTCGGGCCGACCGAGGGCTTCAAGGTCTGGGTCGAGTTCCCCAACACGCCCTCTCCGAGCAGTGGCAGGCTGGACGTGAAGATTCAGGTCTCCACGGACAACCAGAACTGGAACACGCTGGAGGAGCTCCCGGGCATCGACCTCTCCCTCATCGGGCCGGGCAGCCCGTTTGCCGTGCGGGCCAAACCGGCCTTCTCCAACACGCCCTACCGCTACATGCGCCTGACCTACAACCCGGCACAGGCCATGACATCCTGCACGGTGACGGCGGGCATCAATCTCGATGTTCCCGCCCAGATCGCCTACCCCAAGAACTACGTGGCGTGAGGCGATCATGGCAAGATATCGTGTCATCCAGAACAGCTTCATCAACGGTCACTTTCTGACCGTTGGTGAGGAAGTGGATTATGCAGGCATCCCCGGCTTCAATCTTGAGCCGCTGGATGACGAGGCCCGTTCCGCCAAGGAAAAGGCTGGAAAGCTGGCCCGGAGGGACGTGACCAGCCGGGCCTTTCAGGAAGACCTGACACGCCCTGACGGTGCACCACCCCAGACTGATGAACCGGCTGCCGATGAGAAGTCTGGCAAGAAGACAGCCGCCAAAGGGTAAGTCACGCCATGACGACAGCCATTGACCTGTGCAGGCGGGCACTGATGCGCCTGGGCACACAGAGCAACATCACGGCGTTTGATGATGGGTCCGTGGAGGCCAGTGTCTGCGCCGCCTATTATGACGACGTGCTGCTCGGCCTGCTGGCCCATCCGGCCAGCTTTGGCGGACCGGCCTACACATGGCAGTGGCCCCGCTGCGTGGGAACAGGCACGGCTGTGGCCAGTGACAGCCCTCTCTGGCGGTATGAAATCCTCATGCCGGAGGACAGCGTGCGGGTTCTGCGGGTCGATGACGGAAAGACCGTCAGGCCCGTGGACCAGCGCATGAAGATGTTCGACCGGCGGGACAGTTTTGGCGAGGGCATGGGCAAGGCTGGGGGCACAGTGCTGCGCCCTGTCATCCTGACGGACAGCCAGACCGTCAGCGCGACCTACATCACAAAAAACGTGGACATCGACTACTGGCCAGCCGCCTTCCGTCGGGCTTTCTGGCTCTGTCTTGCATCTGCCATCGCCACCACGCTCGGCATTGATGGCAATACTACCGCTGCCGTGGAGCAGGAGGCCAGCCGTGAGGTGGAACGGGCCTGCCTGGCTGACCAGCGTGTGGATGTCGTAAACACCGAGACCATGCCGGACTGGCTGGGCGTGCGCTTCTCTGGCCTCGATCATGGGCATGACATCCATCAGACCAGCAATACGCTGGATGTGGGCTATGTGGCAGGCGGAAGCCAGCCTCCTTCTCCGGCTGCGTCTCCCTATGCGCCTCCCATGGGCAAAAATGGCGTCATCCCCACCGGACTGACCACACGGGATATTGCTGATGATGACCATCAATACATCCCGGCAGATACCCCTGACGGCAGGGTCGGCATCCTGACCATTGGCCGCAGCCCTGTCGGCTGGCGGCGTCCCTATCACACCACCACCATCAATCCGAATGCTGATGATGAAACTGGAGAATACGACGCATGAACGGTCAATTCGGATCATCCCGTGGCCCTGCCTCATATCCTGCATGGCGTCAGGGCTACACGCCGACAGCCGAAGAATGGAAAAACGTCTTCTCCAACAAGGCTGATGCCATTGCGGATAACAGCCATCAGACATTTGACAGTCCCACGCTGAACAATGCCCGCATCAATGACGGCACCATCATCATAAACGGCACTGATCATCCATTATCTGACCTCATTGCCAGAAAGTCTGACGCAATTCTCTTCTCCAGTGCTGAAGAAGCTGAAAAAACGGATATTTCTGCCGATGTCACGTATTTCATTGCCCTGTCACGCACCGCCACTTCTGACCCGGCGACAGCCCATTACCGACGTGTCCCGGCGCAACCTTCTCATCCGGGCAGGATCCAGTCTCTGGATGGCAGCTGGTGGGAAATATGCAGTGATTCCGTCAGACCCGAAATGCTGGCCACCTCAGCCATCGGGTATAAGGTTGGCGAGAATGGCTATGCCACCGCAACAGATGACACCCAGGCATTACAGGACGCCATGACCGTCGGGATTGAACTGGGCATACCCGTTCATCTCCATGGAAAATGGTACCGGCACAACAGCAAGATATATGCCCGTCCGCTTTCTGGCACGCCCTACCCCAATGCCTCCCCTGAGAAAGGGGTCATTACCCGCTGGACCACCATCAATGCGCCACAGCTGGTCATCATAGGCTTTGGCAATGCTGGCATCATCGCCGGGGCAGACATGACTGATCAGCTGGAAGTCTACGCTCCCGACACACTGGGCAATGATGCCCAGCCGCAATGGTGCCGCTTCGAAAACATAAAATTTGACGGCAATGACCATGTCTCCGGAAGTAACCTGAAGCTGTCATGGAGCGGGGATGCCCACATCAAGAACTGCGGCTTTGCCAGAGCAGGGACAGGCATATCATTTCACGGCTATGGTGTTTTCCTCATCCAGCACTGTGACATTGGCGCGCGCTTTTTCTGTATCGACGTGCAGCGTGACGGAGATGCCACCATCACCGACTGTGATTTTTTCATACAGAGCATCGGTGCCCGCATTGCAGGAAACATCAAGTTTGCCCGAAACATCCTCACCGGCACAGCCTATACGGACAGTCGCTACCCCTTTATCTGGTCTCAGAAACCGGTTCATCAAACTATAACGGCGTTTACAGAAACAATATTCCAGAAACGGTAAACCCGTTCTACCGCATAGGATCATCCAGCTTCTTTGAAAGCTGGGAGAGGTCCCACTTCCGGGCGACCAAGACATCAGTCCAGATGGTGTCACCATCCACGCAGGCCATCGTCTCATTCCCGAATGTCGGGGCAAACCGAGGCGACAAGTTCCATAACAATACCTATGCTCCAGGGCAGGGCATCTCAAAGATCACGTCTTCCGTCGTGCTCAGCGGATGCACGGCCGGTTCCACGATCAGCCTCGCCATATTCCGCAATGGTGTGCAGCTTTCAGGCATCAGCAGGCCCGCCATTGCGACATCAGATTCCCTGTCCCTTTCCATGGAGGATGAATCGTCACCGGGAGATTACTATCAGGCATTCTTCTATAATGGCGGTTCCAGCCAGATCGCCATTGGCAATGACACCACCCTGACCTTCTTCACGGGAACATGCAGCTGATGGCCCAGCCCCCTTCCGGCCCGCAGGTCGGCCTCACATGGTTCAGCTCCTTCAGCGGGGGCGTGATGGCTCCCCTGGTCGGATACAGGGCCGACATGGAGAAATGGCATTCCGGTGCCGCCGAGCTGACCAATTTCTTCGTGCATGTGCAGGGCGGCATCTCAAACCGCCCCGGCACGCAGTATGTCGGAACGTCCAGGGCCGATGCCTCCGGGCCACCACCGAAGCTGATCGCCTTCATCTACAACAACAGCCAGTCCTATGTGCTGGAGTTCGGCGACCGCTATGTCCGCTTCATCAGCAACGGGGCCTATCTGGCCAATGCCGATGGCAGCCCCTACGAGCTGGCAACGCCTTACAGCATCGGGGATGCCTTCTGGCTGCGCCATGCACAGTCTGCCGACGTGATGACCCTCACCCATTCCGGCTATCCGGCCATGAACCTCTCCCGCCACGGAGAGCTGGACTGGACGCTGGAGGTGATCTCCTACAGTGCCGGGATAGAGGCCCCTTCTGCACTCGTAGCCTCTGCCGTGGAAGGAAATGCTGGCAATGCAGGCACGGCAACCAGCGTACCCAGGGTCACATATGAATATGCCGTCACCTCCGTCTCCAATGAGAGGAACACGGAGAGCAACGCCACTCTGGCCCCCTCCCAGACGGAGATGACAACCCAGACCAATACCGTCACTGACCCTGTGACTGGCAAAACCAGCACCGTCACGTCACAGGTTCCCGTGGAGGTCGGGCGGTTCGTGACCAACTACAACATCGGCTATTACACGAACTACGGGAACTACAACACGCTCTCATGGCCTGCCGTGACGGGAGCGGACTATTACAACGTCTATCGCCGTTTCGCCGGGCAGTGGGGACTGATCGGCAACACGTCATCCACCATCCTTGATGACGTGAACTATGCTCCCGATATCGAGAACGGGCCGCCCGCCCACCGGAACCCTTTTGATGGTGGCAACAATCCCTCTGCCGTCACCTATTTCCAGCAGAGGCGTGTCTTCGCCGGATCTCTCGCCTATCCCCAGACCGTCTGGATGTCCCGCTCTGCCAACTACACCAATTTCGACATCCACACGCCGGTCGTCTCCGATGATGCCATAACGGCCACCATCGCCAGCCAGCAGGTCAACACCATCAAGCATCTGGTGCCGATGACCGACCTTCTGGCCTTCACCGGAACGGGCATCTGGAAGATCTCCGGCGGCCAGACCGGCACGCCCATCACGCCCAGCAACTTCACGGCCACACCACAGATGTTCGTGGGCAGCTCGGACGTGCAGCCCCTGCCCATCAATACTGACGTGCTGTTCATCGAGAACAAGGGCAGCCATATCCGTGACCTGCAATATGACTGGTACGCACAGATCTATCAGGGCAATGACCTGTCCGTCCTGGCTGACCATCTCTTCTATGGCTACACGATCTCCGACTGGTCCTTCGCCCAGTTCCCCTTCAACCTGATCTGGGCCGTGCGGTCTGACGGCACGATGCTCGGCATGACCTACCTGAAGGAACAGAACGTCATGGCATGGCACCAGCACAGGACGGAGGGCGGGGCCTTCCAGTCCGTTGCGGTCGTGCCGGAGGAGAATGGCTACGGGGCCATCGAGGATACGCCTTATGTGGTGGTGAAGCGCAGCCTTGCCGGGCGGCAGAGCTACACCATCGAGCGCATCCAGTCCCGCCAGCTGGGGATGGAGAATGACGACATCACCCGCTCATGGTTCGTGGACTGCGGCCTGCGCTATGAGGGGAAGGAAACCGGCACCGTCTCCGGGCTGGGGCATCTGGCAGGAGCAACCGTGTCCGCCTGCATTGACGGGCGGGGCTTCACGGGGCTGACGGTGGGGAATGACGGCACCCTCACCCTGCCACGGCCCGGCAGCGTGGTCACGGTCGGGCTGCCCATCCATGCACGGGCCGTCACCCTGCCGCTGGATCTCGGAAACCCTCCACAGTTCGCCCGGCGCAAGCGGGTCAGCAAGGTCTATGCCTCGCTCTACAACAGCTCCGGCCTGAGCGTCTCCACAGACGATGGAAAGACATTCCACGGGCTGGACGGTCAGGGTGCCGCCGCCGGGCCGTCAGCACCCAATCCCTACCAGAAGAAAGACACCGGCCCTGCGCTCATCTCCGGCCTGACCATGCGGATACCAACACCAAACTGGACCCAGAAGGGCAGCTTCATCCTCCAGACCGACCAGCCGCTCCCCGTGACCGTCACCAGCATCAGCGTGGATGTGGAGCTGGGCAGCTGAGACGCACCAACTGTTTCAGCCTACCTCACAGACCCCAGCACGGCGGCGGCGATGAGAAGGAGATTTTTCATGGGGCGGTTCCTAGAAGGGAAGTTCTTCCCCACAAGTACCAAAATTTTCATGCATTAGCCCTGCTTTAATCAATGCCTTGTCCATCATAATTTTTACTTTCTCGCGATCTGTTGCCTTTGTTTCTTCCCAAACAGCCAAAAATTCTGGCATCAGAGGCCAAAGAACATCAAGTTTTTCTTTGTCCGGGGAGCCATCTCCCCCTTTAAAGAAATAATTATTATGATCTTCCATAAATTGAAGGCAAAACTCTTCCTCAAAAGTTGGATTTGTTTCTTTTGCTCTTGCTAAATTTATAAAACGGACGGCTTCATTTACATTCCAGTAATCCTTCCATGTTCTTTTCTCTTTAACCTCTCCGTCATTCCAATCAAAAGTTTCATGAATAACAAACTCATTGTCTGCTTTCTCCATTACAGCCGTTTCAATTACTTTAGTAATTGTCTGTCCCTTCATGCGAGCAACAAAATCTAAAGCAAAACGCATTTTAGGATCCAACCTAATAGTCAAAGACTCCGTCTTAGGCGTCCGCTTTTTCTTACGTTCTGCCGCCATTTAACCTCTCCTGCAATTTTGTGTGTGCAAAGATGATATAGGCACATAAAAATAATTGCAAATCGGTCTTGACCTCCAAGAATCTAATATGCCAAAAACGTAATTCACAAGATGTGCAAGTAATCATTTGGAGAAATTATGGGAAATTCACCACGCCCAACCAGCACACGCATTGATGCTGATGTGCATGAATGGATCAGAAAGCGGGCTTTTGATGCAAGGCGGACATTCACGGCTGAGCTAAACTTGCTTCTGCGGGAGATCTACGATCAAGCCAACAGGAACAATGATGAGAACTGAACAGCAAATAACAAAAAAGGCGTTGGAAAGCCTGCAAGCCAATCCCAACGCCTCTGAACAATGAACCTCGAAAGGAACACTCTGGGATGAGTAATAGCACCAATAATGTGTCAAAATCCAGCACGATCACAGCGATGCCTCTCACCATGTCCAGCCGTGAGATTGCGGAGCTGACGGGGAAGCAGCACAAGAACGTTGTCCGTGACGTGGAGAAAATGGCAACCGACTGCAATCTAACCGGCTCAAATCTGAGCCGGTTGGCTGGGACGTACATAGATGCCAAGGGGGAGCAGCGGAAATGCTACAATCTTCCCAAAAACCTGACCATTACCTTAATTGCAGGATACCGGGCTGACCTACGACTGAAAATTGTTGATCGTTGGCTGGAACTGGAAACAGAGGCGGCGCATACCCGCACCACGACACCGGCTCGCAAACGCCGTCCGGCAGTGCTGTCCACCTTCAACACTGGCTACAAGATTGCACTCAATCTGGGCTACGACAAAAATCAGGCCGTGATCTACGGCGACCGTTACTGCCGGAACAAGTGCGGAGAAAGCCCGGTGGAGATGATGGGGATGACCTCTCTCGCCGCTCCGGACAATGACAACTACCTAACGCCAACTGAACTGGGTGAAAAACTGGGGGGCCTGTCTGGCCGTCGGGTCAATCAGATGCTAGCGGAAGCTGGTCTGCAAACCAGCACACCGGGTTCCGCCACCGGAAGCAACTGGACGATGACGGAAGCCGGGAAAGCCTACGGACGCATGTTCGACACAACCCGGAAGCATGGCACAGGCAGCCAGCAGCAGCTCAAATGGAAACCGAGCGTTCTGGATATTCTCTCTGGCAAGGGAGAAGCAGCATGAACAGCCCAACCAACGCCTTCACAGCCTCCACGCCAGAGGCTCGTCTTGAGCGGCTTCTTTCCACCTGCCGCTACGTGCAGCAGAACTGGGACAACCTGATATCCGCCCTCTCTGTCGTGGAAGACAGCATTCCCGACAGAGAAAACGCCGGGGTTCCTCTGGCGGGTCTCGTACGCCTGCTCATCAGTCACCAGAACGAAGAATACAGCGATTTCGTCTCTGAAATCAGACGGGCAGCGGGGGAAGCGGCCTGACCATTCTGGGGGCCTGTGCATTTCTGCACAGGCCCTTCTTTCCCAGTTGGAGGAAATAGGACCAGACCAGAAGAGTGTTCCCCGCCCACGTGGGGATGGCCCGAAATTGAAACTATGCAAAATTGCACAGTTTCCGTGTTCCCCGCCCTAGCGGGGATTTTGGGGCACCTTGGCGGGTGCCCTTTTCTGCACTAGATAAAAATCGGGGGGCTTATCTCTATGCAGGAACAGATTGAATTCTATTCCCCTATCAAGAAGCCCCACCGTTAACCATTACTGTGACAAGAACTGACATGGGCATTCAGATTTATAAATTCAATATTAATTAAATATCACCATTAACTATCACCTTCTTATTCGTAATTTTTTCTATCTTATCCAATATCTTTCTTTCTTTTTTATCCCTATACGCCATAATTTTATTATAGATTTCTTTATATTTTCTTACTCTCTCCTTGGTGACAAAAATGGAATTTTTATCAAATGCCATACTGGTTGTTAGCTTGACAGTATTTTCATCAACTTTACATTCTACAAGACTTTTTATATAAAAACCACTGCCTGTTACTTCTTCCTTATCTCTAAAATCATGATGAGCAACAATCTTATTCCGCTGTTGCATTATATCTTTATGTATATTTTTTAATTCAATATCATCATCAAATATTTTATCATCAAAGCTAACATGCTTAGCAGCAAGGCTACTATTGAAAATAGCCCCATACGATATAATAAAAGCATCATTTAATGAAAAATACTCTTGGAGTTCTTCATATTTACATTTATCAAAAGACTCACCAATATCATCTAAAATATTAGAAATTCTTTCTATACAATAATAAATCCTCAAAAGACGAGACCTAATCGCTACATATCTTTCTAGATTATTTATCTGTTCTTTGATTTCCTGAGTGATATCACACATATTCTTCCTCCCGAGTTCTCTCTTTCTGGAAGCACGATCCTAAAAAATTCTAATCAACTTACACCAGAATTACAAACACCTGACATGCTCTCCCACCATGGGGAGGGCATATGTCATTATTTTCAGGCGGACTGAACACGCTCAGGAGCGTTCAGGATGAAGGACTGGCGGGGCAGCAGTCGTCCCTTGAACAGTCGCTTGGTGCATCCGTCATGGCGGGCATCAATGACATGCCGGTCGTCCGCATCGGTGACTGGCTGCGCCATGAGACGAAAAGCACCGAAGGCGATACCCTAAGCCCGGAAGATGCCAATGCCCGCTATGGCATCAGGGGTGTTCTGAACTTCGACAGGCCTGTTTCTTCTGCACTTGCCCAGACCCTCAATGATGAGAAGCAGGCTGATCTCATCCGGCAGAACACCATCCGCAACGGGCCTGACGGCATCATCAGCGGCACCCTGAATACCGTTGCCGGGGCTGCCCCTGCTTTTCTGGACCCCATCAACTATGCCGCCGCCCTGATCCCCGGCCTTGGGGAGGAGCGCATCGGTCTCGCCCTTGGCAGTGCCGCCGCCCGTGCCGAGGGATTGGGCATGGAGCGTGTGGCGGACGGGCTGCTCAGTGCCGAAGGGCTGAACCGCCGTGCCGGGGCGGCCCTCTCCGGCAGCCTGCCGGGACGTGTGGTACAGGGTGCCAGCCAGGGAGCCATCGGCATGGCGGCCCTCGAGCCGCTCAACATGTATCTTGACCGTGATGAGCACAATGACTGGAGCATGGGTCAGGCCCTCCGGGACATCGGCTTTGGCAGCATCATGGGGGGTGGCCTGCATGGTCTGGGCCATGCCTTTGGCCGACGTCTCGAACGGGCCGGAACCAGTGCCAGGGGGCAGGTTCTGGCCGATGGTCTCGCTTCCATGGCCAGCGACAGTCCCGGCAATGCCGAGAGCCTGCTGACCATTCATGAGGTCCAGAACGCCAGAGACGAGCTTGACCGTACCATGGCCGGGCATGGTGCGGAGCCTGATGAAACGGTGTCTCAGGCTCCCCTGCGGGACAGGGTTGCTGATGACCTCTCCCAGCTCCGGCAGAGCCATGCTGATACGCTGGATGAGGCGGCCCTGTATGAGCGTCCCGATGATGAGCCGGAGCAGCCAGATGCTGCTGCGCCCCAGCCTGCCATGCCGACCGGGAAGCTGCCACAGGCTGCCGACGATGCCGATGAAGCTGCACGGGCAGCAGACATCACCCTCACGCCGGAAGAGCATGCCCATGCCACGGAGGCCATCCTGTCCGGGCTGCACCCAGATGCCGCCATGGAGGATGCCATGCGGGTATCCGGCCATGCCACATGGGAGCGGTATGCGGACATGCTGGACCATGGCCGTGCCACCCACATGGAGCGCATCGGGGCCACGCAGGAGCTTCTCCATGCCCTCACCCGCCAGCGTCTGGGCGTCTATGCCCAGCATCTTGATTCAGGCCTTGAAGGGCTGGACCTTTACGATCTTGCTGGGTCCATCCTGAAGAAGGACAGCCCGGAAGACGCCGTGGAGCAGGCCCTGCGCCTCATCGAGGCAGAACGGGGAAAAGGCCACGACGCCAGCTGGCAGGGCCATGTGGAAGAGGCCTATCAGAACGCAAGGCAGCGGCTTGATGCCATCCAGCAGGATGCGGCAGAAGCCATCATGCGTAACCTGCATGGTCATGAAGATCATGAGGTCACGCAGAACCGTGCCGGGCTTGCTGCCCAGAGGGAAACAGCCCCCAGCCCGGAACAGGGTCAGGATGTTTCCCCACTCCCGACCAGCGGTATTGAGCATCTGGATCTCTCAGCAGCAGGCCGTAACCCGGTCATGGTCGGGCGGATGCCTTCCGGGATCAATGGCGTGCCTGACTGGCCTGTCATCCTCGGCGATGGAGAACATGCTCCCAAACTGACAAAGAACGGGCGTGACATAGGTGGAGGGCATGGAAGGCTTCACATTTCCGCCCGTCATGGTGACGAAATAAGGGAGCATGGTTTTGCAGACATTGATTCCTACATCCGTCACATCTTCCAGCACATGAACCAGATCAGGCAGGAGGAAGCAAAAGCCGGACACGACACTGGTTCGTATTTCTCCGTCCATATGGGCGATGCCAGAGGCAGGAAAGACAAACATGACACGGCTGTCCTCCATCTCTTGAAGGAGGATGGCTATTACCGTGTCGGTACATCCAGTGCTTTCGACACGAAATATCTGGAAAAAAGAAAGCTGCTATGGGACGGAAGCCGCCCCAACCTGTCGCACCCTGCCGAAAAGAGTGCCGACCTTCCCCCGCCATCACCTGAAAAATCCGGCAGTGATGGCGTGTATACCAGTAGTCGCCACAGCAGCTCCTCTGACAATGGAAATACTGCCCCGAAAAGTCAAGCCATCACCGAAGCGCAGGCCTGTTCCGACCAGATCGACCGGCAGCTTGCCGCCCTGGGCGACCAGATCAGTCCCGAAGAGCTGGCAGAGATCCATCGTGAAAAGGATCTCTCTGACGGTAATGCCGATGCCGTCGCCTCCGCCGCCGCCTGCCTGACAAGGAAAGCCCCATGACCCACGAGAACCCCTGCTACAGTGAAGCCGAGAAAGCCGCCGGGCGTGAAATGTCCAAGGCAGAGCTTGACGAGATGTTCGGTCGGCTGGAGAAGGAAGCCGGACGCTACATGAAACAAGGCCTGTCCCCACGGGAGGCACTGGAGAAGGCCGGTGCCCGCATGGCCGATGAGGAACGTCTGGCCGCCATCATCGAGGCCAATGCCCGCAAGAAGAACCTCATCGTGCGTGCCGCCCTGCGCCGCCGCATCGTGCCCGGTGATGAGGTGGCCTCCCTTGAAGGCATTCTTGCCGGGAAGCAGACCGGGGAGCATGGTGCTGCCCTCTCCGTGGATGCCAGCAGCCACGCCCGCACTGCCCAGCTTCTCGGTCCTCTCATGCACGATCTGGACAAGGCAGGCGTCTTCAGGGCACTGCTGAAGCGTGATGAGCAGTTTGATGCCGATGTGGCCCGTGAGATGTGGCGGCTTGATGACCCGAAATCCGGGGCACCAACAGGCAACAGGCTGGCTGCCGAGGCCGCCCGCATCCTGTCCGGCTATCAGGACACCGTGCGTCTGATGCAGAACAGGCAGGGCGCATGGATTGGCAAGGTGGACCACTACGTCACCCGCCAGAGCCACGACATGTGGAAGATACGGGGCGACGGGTCGGACCGGGCCTATCAGAACTGGCGGGATACCATCCTTCCCCTGCTGGATGACCGTACCTTCGAGATGATGCCCGCCAGGCAGTCAAAGGAAGATTTCCTCCGCAATGTCTGGCTGAACCTCTCCACCGGTGAGCATGACAATGCCAACGGGCGGGACTGGCTTTCCGGCTTCAGGGGCACATCCAACCTTGCCAAGAAGGTCAGCCAGAACCGTGTTCTGCACTTCAAAGATGCTGACGGCTGGCTGGCCTATAACAGGAAGTTCGGCCAGGGTCATGTGGTGGACAGCATCTTCAAGGGCCTCATCAGCGGGGCACGCAACGCTGCCGTGATGGGCGATCTGGGCACGAACCCTGAGAACATGTTCCGCAGCATGATCGAGGAAAGCGTGCAGGCCGCCCGTGAGAGGGCTGATGCCAGAATGGTGGACAGGCTCCGCAGGCTGGAGCGCAGTGCCCTGCTGGACATCGTGACAGGCCGGGGCAGACAGCCGGCCAACAAGACGGTGGAAACCATCGGGGCCTACGCCCATGCGTGGAACCAGATCACGAAACTGGGCGGGGTGATGATCTCCTCCCTGCCCGATCTGGCCATCAATGCCGCCGTGCTGAGACACAATGGCGTCCCGCTGCTGGAAAGCTACTGGAACAGCCTGAAAGCCCTTGCGCCGGGCCTGAGCAGCAAAAACCCGTCAGAGCGCAAAGAGATCGCCCGGCTGCTGGGCGTGGGGCTTCAAGGACATCTTGGATCCGTGATGAGCCGTTTCTCTGCCAATGATGCGCCGCTGGGAAAGATGAGCGACCTCATCAACAAATTCTACCGCATCAACGGCCTGCAATACTGGACGGACAGCCTGTCCGAGGGCGTCGGCATGATGCTCTCCCACAATCTGGGGCGTAATGCCGGTCTGTCCTATGAGGCCCTTGATGGAAAGCTGCGGGCCAGCCTGCAACGCTTCGGCATCACCCGGCCGGAATGGGACGTGATGCGGCAGGCCGTGCGGACAGCCGCTGGAGAAGACCATATCCTGCCCAGCGAGATGGGCCGCCTGTCTGACGGGGCCGTGGCTCCCCTCATCGAAAAAGGCCAGACGGCCGATGACGTGCGGGACAGCCTGACCAGAAAGCTCTATGCCTACATCACCGACCAGACACGGGAGGGAATGACGGAACCGGATGTCCGCACGCAGGCAAAATTCCGTGCGTTCAGCAACCGGCTGGATGACGTGAACCCGCTGCTCGGACAGGCCGCACGGCTGATGCTCCAGTTCAAGAGCTTCCCGGCCTCACATATCCGCCGCTTCTATCAGCGTGAGGTGCAGCGCAACGGGCTGGACCTGCCCGGCATCATCCACATGATCGCCGCCACGACCGTGCTGGGCTACGTCGCCATGCAGGCCAAGGCCATTCTGGCCGGGAAAGAGCCACGGGATGCAGGCGATGTCCGCACATGGATGTCGGCCATGGCCCAGGGTGGCGGGGCTGGCATCTATGGGGACTTCCTCTTCGGCCAGCAGAACCGAATCGGAAACAGTGCGCTTGAAACACTGGCAGGCCCGACCATTGCAGACATGGCAAAACTCGCCGGGATATTCACCGCCACCCGTGATGAACTGGTCGGCAGCCCCGATGCCGAGAAGGCCCGCACCTATCTGGCCGATCTAGTCCGTTTTGCCTCCGGGCAGATACCGTTCGGCAACATCCCGGGCATCAATGCCGCCCTGAAATATGGCGTGATCTACCGCCTACAGGACATGATAAATCCCGGCTACACGGCCCGCTATGAAAAGCTCGTCCAGCGCAGTCAGGGGCAGGGATTCCTCGTATCGCCGACATGGAGCCCCTATGGGCGATGAGACACACCAGAATTACAAACACATGATTGACTGTCCTTCCTGATGACGGAGACGGACTCTCATGCGCTTCACGCTCACACTTCTTGCATCCCTGCTGGCTGGTACGGCTTTCGCAGACAGCATTGTCGTTCCTCCTGCCCAGCACGGGATTTTTGATGGCGGCCAGCTTCCACCGGCGGCTCAGGGCCTCATGACATTTGGGGCATCTGGCGGGACAAGCCTGACAGCCCGCCCCTATTCCGCCCTGCCTCTTTCGGCTCCTGTCGGTACGACCTTCTTCTGCACGGACTGTGCCGGGACGGGTCAGCCCGTCTTCTTCAATGGAAGTGCATGGGTGGATGCCTCCGGGGCCGGGGTGAGGCATCCATGAGCAGCCAGTACCTGACCCGTGCCGAGGGGCTGGAGATCAAGAAGGACATCCGGGCCGTCGAGATGGACATGGCCGTCGTCAAGGACAGGCAGGCCACCCAGCAGCAGATGCTGGAACAGATCCTCTCCCAGGTCAGGCACGGAAACTCATGGCGCAGCATGTTCATTGCCGGTGGGTCAGGAGCAGGCGGAATCATCGTCGCCGTCATCATGAAAATTTTTCACATCGGAGGGTAGGCCCATGGAAGTACGGGGCATCCGCAACAACAATCCGGGCAATCTGAACTATGTCGGACAGGCCGGGGCAGTGCTGGAACCCGGACCCAACGCCCGCTTTGCCCGCTTCCCCACGGCAGAGGCGGGGCTGGCCGCCCTGCGGGACCAGCTCCGCCGCTACATCCTGCGGGATGGCATCGACACGGTGGCAGGCATCATCGGCAAGTGGGCACCGCCCAGCGAGAACAATACCGCCGCCTACATCCGGGGCGTGGCTCATGCGCTGGGCGTGGAGCCGGATACCCGGCTCGGCCCGCCATCCCCCCGCCTGCTCACCGGCCTGATGAACGCCATCATCCGCTTCGAGAACGGACAGAACCCCTACGGGCCGCTGGTCGCACGGGTGGCCAGAGATGCTTCCTCCCACTCCCTTCACTCACCTGACAGTCCGAGGATCTCATGAATTTTTCCGACCTTCTCACGGCCCTTCCCGGCAGCGTGCAGGGCTATGCCGCCCTCCTCATCGTCGTCTGCAATCTGGTGACGGTCTTCATCAGGCCCCCGGCCGCAGGCTCCCGCTGGGTGCTTCCCTACCGGGTCATCTCGGCTGTCGCCCTCAACATCGGCTGGGCCGCCAACCATGTTAGGCCGGGACGGTCCGACAGCACCACGACCCGTTGACTGACCCCCTCAAGTATAAAGGAAAAGACCATGGCTGACACAAACGCTACCCCCGCCACCGTGTTCGGCGGCATTAAAGTCCTCATCACCAACGCCCTGGGCGATCATGAGAGTGCGGCCACAAAGGCCCGCATCCATGCCGCCACGTCCGCCCTATCTGCCGTGGGCGGCATCCTCGAGCCGCTTCTGGCCGAACATCTGGACGCACAGGGCCTGATTTCGGGCCTGTCACAGGTCGAACAGGGTGCCCGGCAGATCGAGCGGGGCATTGAGGACGTACAGGCCGCCGTGAAGGAGAAGAAGGCTGTGCCGAATGCGGCGCAGGTCAGTTCCGCAGCATGACGGAACAAGGGGGTGCCAAAATGGCTACCCCCTCTCCTCCGCCTCCAGCCCCCGCTGGATGAGGCGGCGGATGGCTTCGGAACGGGTAATGTCATGACGAGCAGCCCATTCTTCCAAAGCCTTAATTAAGGAGGCCGGTACACGACCTGTCAGCAATGGATCTTTTCCTGTTGCTGGGCGTCCACGCTTCTTCTTTTTAGGTATAACCTCTATTGACGTATCCATAATTAGGTTATACATAAAAAACGAGCCGAGAGGAAGAGGCAACTTCCATCCCGGCCCTAACCAAATATCGAAAGAAGGATTTTCGACATGGCTGAAACCAAATCTAACGCCTTTACGGCCACCACACCAGAGGCCCGCCTTGAGCGGCTGATCTCCACATGCCGCCTGATGCAGCAGAACCTCAACCATCTGATCGGCACTCTTGCTGTCGTGGATGACGCCATTCCTGACCGAGAAAATAGAGGCATCGCCCTATCCGGGCTGATAAACATGATGATCGCCCACCAGAACAACGAATATGCGGACTTCGTATCCGAGATCGCACTGGCAGCGGGAGAAGCAGCATGAGCAACATCATTCCCTTCTCTTTTGAGGGGCACGAAGTTCGGGTCATCGAGCAGAATAATGAACCGTGGTGGATGCTGGCGGATGTTTGCGCTGTTCTGGATATCTCTCATACCCCAACAGCTGCAAAACGGCTCGATGATGATGAAAAATCCACTGTGGTTATTAACAACAGTGGAAACCTGAACGCTGACAGGACCATCATCAATGAGTCCGGCCTGTGGTCCCTCGTCCTCACAAGCCGAAAACCGGAAGCTAAGCGGTTCAAGAAATGGCTGACCTCCGAGGTCATCCCCACCATCCGCAAGACGGGCGGGTATGCCATTGCCGGGACCTCCCTCTCTGCCGATACCCGCAAGGTCTTGGGCGGGATGATAAAGAGCATCTCCCGTGCCCAGATGCGTGAAGAGCTGGCCGAGATGGAAAGTCGGATCACCAATCTGGTCGTAACGCATCAAGCTGGCACGGCAGCTGTAACGGATAAAACAGCCAAGGAATGGTGCGAGGAATACGGTTTGACCCAGAAAGGCCGCAACGGACCACGCCGAAAAATCGGCAATGCATTATCTGCCCTTGCCAAGCAGCAGGGTATTATCTGCCATCGCTGCGCTCGCACGGGCACATGGCTTTACCCTGCCGAACTGGCCCGCCCCTATATGAACGGCATTGGGCGGCATATCATCAAATTGCACAATGATGCAGTGCTAAATGGTCAGCCGGACCTTGGCCTTGAGAATAAAAGGCAACGGGCATGATGTATCTCTACGCCGGGCTGGGGGTGGCGGCAATCGCCGCCCTCACCCTGTTTGGCTGGGTTCTGTACCGGGCGGGGCGCAACGCCGCCCGTGTACAGTCTGAACGGCAGAACCTGAGCCAGGCGGATGCCCAGAACGCCACCATGGCCCGCATGAACGAGGCCGCAGCCAGTGCGCCACAGACGGATGATGAGCTGCTGGCAAAGCTGAGGGACGGAAAGGAGGGCCAGTAATGAGCCAAGAAAATCCGCTCTGGATGTACGTCTCCTGTGCTCTGGTGCTTGCCTGTGGCCTCGCCCTGCTGGGAGGGTGCAGCGATGTCCGCATCCGTCAGCAGTGCCTGAACCTGCGGACGCCCACAGTTGAGCAGCAGCAGGGAGCCTATGCCGAGCTTATCGCCCATCCTGAACTGAAAAACCTCCGTATTCAGGTGGCTGATCTGGACTATGCCCTGCGGGAAAATGCGGCCTGCTGGGGGAATAAGCCCTGA